TCATTTTGGCAATCTCAACGCCTTGCGCTGTCAGGTATTCAATCAGCTTTTGCGGTGCCTGCTCAACTTTCTTCTGGTACGCCTTGACTTCCTTCAACGCCTGATTGATGGAGTCCGTATTCAGTTTCAGTTTGATGGTTAGCATAGGCGGCCTCCGCTTTTACTTTCTGATCGAACAGGCTCTTTTCTGCTTCGTACTCCGACACAGTGACCCTCTTTATGGCGTACTGCGTAGAATTTTTCCACGGGGCTTTCCGCTTTACGATGTAGTTATACGGGCCATCTGTATCGGCCCCGTCCACCCACAGCACGGAGTTCTCATCGATGGGGCAATGCGGGTCGGCAGTGGTAGCCGTCCGGTCGTAATCCTCCAGAGAGCCAAACTGTTCCACCTCAGAATTCCCCTTGTTAGGGGAGACGCAGAGCATAGTGGATTTCAATTCGCTGTAAATGGGGACATAGCTGCCGGTAGGGTTTCCCCACTCATCCACAATTTCCTCTTGGCCCTCGTAAAGCTTGTAGAATACTGGCTGCTGGTTGCGCAGGAGGCTTCTCACAGGGCATCCACCTCCCGAAACGCTACCGCCAGCTTAGGAAACTGCTTGGCGAACCAGTCCACCATTTCTTCCTCCTGCGCCCAGGCAGAGTTTTCCGCAAGGCCACTTTCGTAGAGAAATGCATGAATAATCTCATGCCGGAAGTTTTTCTTCTCTTGCAGGTCGAGGGCCTTCTTGCTCCCCGGCTCTCCTCGCTTGTACTGCTTTACCACCAGTGTTTTGATGGTCTCGTCACAGTAGCCGTCGCAGTCTTTCAGGCCCTCGTCGTTTTCCTCCGGAATGAAATTCAGGGTGTATGTTTCGCCCAGCACATGGACTGTCATTACGTCACCCTCCCGGCCAGCGGCGTCACTTCCTGCAAAAGCGATTCGGAAATCCAAGCGGACTCCCAAGTTCGACTGATAGAGTTTTCTGTGTGCCCGAGCTGGCCTTCTGCTCCAATTCTGTTGTAGAGGTCAAGCGCACACCTGAACTGCAAATCCAGATACCGGCGCTCCAGTTCCTCCGGCCACTCTTGAAAAGGGTAACGTCGGGCCATAATCGCTGACTTTGCGCTCTCTAGGCAATCTTGCAGGACAGTTTCGTCAACCTCTTCGGTTCGGAGTTTCAGTCTCGCTAAGTTGTCCATTATTCCCCCTCCTCGATCTCCCGGCCCTTCGTTCAGTCGCGGGAGGCGGCGTCGGTTCATCCAACACCGTCCCGTGCCGCTTCATCATATCCGCGTCGTCGGCCTTAATGGGGAACGGAGTCCCAGCCTCATAAAACTGGTCGCCATAGCACACGCGGTAATTTGGAATAAACTTCATGCTGCCTCCCGCTTTTTTAGCTCTCAAATGTGGCCCCAGCAAAATTGAACTTCACAACACTGCTGTCATCCACAAGGACTTCAAAGGTGTCATCCTTTGTTACCCGGAAAATAATGTCCGGGTCAAATGCGATGCCCTGTTTGGTTGGAACCCCATTTTTCTTAAAGGTCATCTTGCTTCCAGTTTTCGTCAGGTGAAACGGGAAATAGTACCCACTGTCTTCTCCAGGGATAGAACTGAACTCAGAGTAACCAGTCACATGATGGAATGTACCCGTGACAAACCCGTCAGCATATACCTTCAGGTCATCTCCTACCAGTTCGGACACCTGCTTCCCCAATAGGGTCTGACTGCCGGGGAAAATGGTTAGAGTGTCAGACCCGATTATTCCCCCAGGACGTTGAGCACCGCCACCTCGTCCATGCGCTCGAAGGAGGGCAGGACGATTTCAGACGCAAAGGTGTTGATATTTACAGGATGCTCCTGAAGAATACGGGTAATCGCAACGCCTGTATTCACAATGGAAACTTCGGCGCCGGAGGCTCCTTGAAGGTCTGCCTCCTCGGGAGTGGTGCCATACCAAGTACTACCAAGAGCACCGTCAGGAATCAAACAAACATAGCCATTGGGCACAAATGCATGGGCAACCTTGTCCTCGTCCCGGAACTGCTTGTCGTAAATTGCAATCCGCAGACCGGACGTGGACTCTACAACCGCCTTTACTTCGGCGTCGGTCAGATAGCCAAGAGACAGGCCGTTGGTGGTCAAGTAGCGGTTCTTTACGGCGTCCGTTTTAGCAAGTAGATTGAAGGTATAGGAGTTCATAATCGAGACCGTCAGTTCAGTGCCAGTCTTAGAACGGATAGCGTCCTTGACCGTCTTGAATGCCGCAAAGGGATCAGCCGTAGAGGGCTTGTCCCAAGTGGCTGTATCAGTCAGTGCGGTGTAGTTAGAGGTCTTCCAGGAGCCGTCCGTATCATACTTGTAGGTATAGTTCACGCCATTTGCCTTGATCGCAATACCCACATCGCCACCCTCAGGGAACAGCAGCTGCATAATCATGCGCTCAGGAACAACGTTCGCGCCGTCAATAAGGTCACGGGTATCGTCAAATACACGGGCAATCACCTCGGCAGCATAGGGGTCGCTAGACTCCTGTACCCGCAGCATCTCTTGGCGGTCCTTCTCTTTGATTTTATAGCCCTCGCGGAAGAAAGGCATCTCGGTCTCCAGTTTCTCAAATCCAATCCGATCACGGAAGGTGGCCTTCGTGTCGAATGCGGAGGGCATCAGGGACACAGGCAAGCCACGGGAACCCTTGAGCCAAGACAGGTCGAGGCCAGCCTTCTTTCGGGCGGGGAACAGCGTAGCACCGAGATAAGGAATCTGATTGGAGGCGACCTCTGTCCAGTTTGCGGCAATTGCTGCAGGGGTAAAAACTTCTCTCAAATCCATTATGTATCCCTCCTTACTTGTTCACGCCAATGTTATCCCGCAGAATAATACCGGGTACAGCAAAAGTATCATCCAGCGTAATGCTCGCATGATCCTCGACCTTCTTCTTGTCCACAACTCCCTGTACCAGCAGAGCACCGTTAGGATTCTCGGTCGGGTCCACATCATACAGTAGCATACCCACAGCGGTAGCATAAGAGGTAGTAGCCACCTTCTTCCCAGCAGTAGTCATGGGCATACCGGCAGGGACAGCAGCGGCTTCTGTGACACAAATGGGAATCGCCACAAAATCGTCAGCGGCCAGAATCTCAACGGTGCCGCCAACAGAAGTCTTGGTAAACTTCATCTGTTTCTCTCCTTTTCAATCAAAAGTAATGTTTCAAACCTTCGTTTGCATTTTTGAGGGCATCGGCCCGCTGCTTGCCCAGTTTCTTGGCAAACTCCACGGCCTCATCCTTGCCGCCCTCTCCACCACCAGCACCGTCAGGCTTCGGGTCCTGCTTCACCAGATCAGCCCGCAACTTCTTCTCATAGGCAGCGTTGGCTTTCTGCTGATTGGCAAAGACCACATCCATCTTGCCGTCAAACAGCGCCTCTGCTGTCTCGCGGGCCAGCTTCTCGTCATAGCCCGGCATGGCGATATAGCGGGCGGTGTGCTCGGCAATAGTGGACTTGCGCAGAAGTTCGGTGTACTTGTCCTCCAGCGCCTTGCGGTCAGCGTCAGCCTGCGCCTTTGCGGCCTCGTCATCGGTCATCTTGGATTTGAGCTGCTTGGACAGGTTGGCCGCCTCGGTAGCCTTGGCATCGAAAACTTCTTTCTTCACATAGCCGCTCAGATCAACCGGGTCAGGCACATCAAGCCCCAGCAGGGCAGTAACCTTGTCGGCGTCGCTCATTTCCGCGAAGCCCTGGATGCTGTCGGTGGAAATCTTCATGTAAATTCTCCTTTTGGGTTTTGTAAGTGTTCTCTCACTATGTTTTTGGGTTATTAAGCGTTCTCTCGCTGTTGGGAGATTTGTACCGCCCCTTCTCTGGGGCCATATTCAAACAGCTGGGCCGCTTAAATTCACTTTTTCTCCGCCGGGGTATACCAGCACCGGCAACCAGGGTGGGGCTTGCTTGGTATGCTCCGGATGGGATAAATTTTCCCGTCTCGTTCCTTACAAGCGGAGCACTCACGCCCGTCATTCATGGTGTTCCATTTCACATAGCGCACACCGCTGTCTTGAAATGCTTTCAGTGTGGATTGGTCTGTGACTTCCACCGCATACCATTCCGTCATCTGCGCCCAGTAGGAAAGGCCCCGTCGAAACTCTGTGACCTTTGCGGTGGTCGAGTTAATAGCCTCCGCTGTGCGGTCACGCTTGCGCTCCCATTCGTGGGAATACTGGTATTTCGTCACAGCGTTGTACGCCGCCAGCAATGCCAGTAACCACGCTAAATCAGGTGGTTCCTTTCCGTGCGGTTCGGTCTCCTGATACCGCTCTTGCGCCAGTTCAAGAAAGATTTCCTGATTATCATGGGCGAGGTCTTGATACAGTGTTCGGGTGACTTCCAGCACATTGAGTTCATCAAATTTCGCCAGCGCCGCTTCGTCTTTGGCGTCCTCAAACCGCTTGACCGCCCTCCTATTCAAAAGGTCGATGGCTTTATCGGTGAGGTCATAAGGGTTTTTGTTTTCCAAACAGTTCATCCCCTATGCGGTTGTATTCATCGAGAATTGCATCAAAAGCGGCATCCCATTCCGGGCCATGTTTAGCGTCATATCCAACGGCTACATGTGCAAGTTCGTGTGCAAAAATTTCTGTTGCGTTTTCAATGTCCACATTCGGGTCTACTAAAATTTGAATTTCTCCATCATCGCAGAAATTTGTGAGACCATACGCCTTGTCTCCATCGTCTGCTTTCAAGTCAGGCTCAAAGTAGCACTCGCACTCTTTTCCAGGATAAAGGTTCTGAAATGCTTGATATACCATGCTGAACGGGTCATTCCGAAACGGAGACATCATTGTTTCTTTCCTCCACAGTTATATTTGTGTCCCTGTTGGTATTCAGTTCATCTCTCAAACTCCGCTCCATCTTGCGTTGCTGTTCCTCGGCATATTGGGAACTTATACGGTAAGCCTCCTCTGGGTCGCTGAATAGCCCGCTGTACTGGAACGCCAACTTCGGATGAATTTTGCTATTGTTCAGCATCTCCGCTAGAACTTGCGCCTTGGACTGGATATTGGACAGGTTCTTGCGGGTGAACTCCGGCTTAATGTCGGATAGCTGCAAACCTAAATCGCCAGTTTCCCGGCAAATATACAGCACCAGCCGCAGGAACTCCCGTTCCGACCGCTCCCAGGTCTTTTCCGTGTCCTTGGCCCGGCTCTCAGCGGAAGACCACCCATCACGGTAAATGACCGCCTGCCCGGTATCACTGGTAGAGGAACCTCCATTCCGGTTTGGCATCCCGCAGATGGTCAGATATGCGTCCTCCAAATCGTCCACAATGGTCTGCGTATTGGTCTGGTTCAGTTCAGACGCAATGCGGTATACTTTGGCCTCCATGCCGGGCTGAACGCTCTTGATGGTGATTGCCATGCCGCCCTTTGCCAGCTCCTTATACTGTCCGTTCTCCAACTCGCAGTTTTGGAACACGTCAAAAGCGTTGACGAAATCTTGAATACTGTCCAATCTATTGGACTCAATCATATTGATGGCATTCAGAATGGGAATGACCGGCTCAAACGCACCCATGCGGGCGTCATTGTTTACATACTCCACAATGGGGATATAGGGGATGGTGCGGGCTTCCTGCTTTGTGATCTGGCCATTCTGCACCTCGAAATACCATTTAGGAGTGTAAACGCAGAAGTATGGCTGGCCCTCCTCGTCTACCTGTTCCAGAACACCAGCGACCTTTTTCTGCCCTACGCCGCTATGGTAAATGCAGAACGCCGCTCGCGGGTCGAGTGTGTAGATGGATGCCGGGGAACCGTCCTCCTCACCAGCTTCGTCAGGGAGTACCATGCGTACCGCTATGCCGCAAATGTGCATCCAGTCCGCTAATTCCTTGTCCAGTGTGTCTTTACTCTCAGATCGCATATACTCGTTGAGCGTGTTCACACTGGCGGAAATATCATCTTCTCCACCGTTGGACACATAGCGGATTGGGCCATCCAGGAGGTAAGCAGACTTGAAGACCACGATTTCGTTCGCCCGGTTAATCATCACCTTGTTGTTGATCTCCGGGCGGACGATTTTATCTTTTAAGCGGATGTCCTGTTTTCCTTTGTAATAGTCAAACAAATAGGACATTTCTGCCCTGTTCATGCGATGTACGGCCAGCGCCTTACCCAGCACCTCCACCACGTTTTCCGGGGTGACTTTCTTTTTTGCGGTGTAGATTTTGCGCCGACCAGTCAGGCCATCAACCGGCCATTCGGATATAGCCCGAACAGTATCGTTTTCAGTCACCTTGTCACCTCCAGAACAACAAAAAAAGTGCCAAGAACAGACCCGTAAAGGTCCACTCTCGGCACTCGGCACGCTTCGTCCAGGCATTGCCCGGAGGCACTTGGCACTAAACTATATATTTTCAGGCGCTCTTTTCGCCTTTCAATTCGATTTTAATGTTCTTCTTGCAAGCCTTACAGTATGGGTAAACAATACCAACTGCCTTACTATCCACCTGCATCAAAAGCCGCCCTTTTCCATGATTGATACCGGCGGCAGCGCAAACAGGACAATAAACGTCAATCTTCATTCAATGGACGACTCCTTTCGGTCTTTGGCACCGCTCCCGTCTCTCGCAACTGCGAGGCGGCGTATGTGCGCTTCCCGCTTAGATTGTCACACCTGCGTCATATGGATATGCCATATGGTACTTTACCCGATCCGGTACAGGTAGTTTTCAGCGGGATAGCGCCGGGACAGGTCATAGCTGCCACCGCTTTTTTACCCGACACTATGACTGTCGGCTCTGCCGCATGGAGGGCGCGACCCTCCGGCCCTGATTGTGGGCTGCATCGTGCTGCGGCATATGTCCCCGCCAATACTAATACCCGCGTAGGGACGTAGGCGTCAACGCATTGGAGGGGTATATCGTTATCTTCTCCGCATGTCGGCTTCGATTGCGAAACTCTGGAGCAGGTTAACGTGAAGGGAGTCCCCCGGCAGGAAACGTACAAGAGAGGCTCTCCTTTCCGTTTAATATCTGCTCACTAGATACCCTGCCGGGGGAGTGGGTTATCCTTTGGGCCGTGGTTGGTCACAGCCCGAAAGGGGAGGAAAATTGGATAATTATGTTTACCCAAATATATTATACATCAATCGTTGTTAAGATAACAACCTATATATCTATATGTGTCTAATGGCTTATTCGAGATTTTAAAATGGTCGCTTAAATACTTCAACCTTGTTTCCCTC